CATATTCTGCATATTAGGGTCAGCACCACTAAACCTACCTGTTGAAGTTCTGTGTTGTAATAATCTCACATGAAGCTTACCATCAGATTTAATGTGTGCTTTGATACCCTCTACAAAAGAACTTAGGTATGTATCAAGAGCAGACAAACGAGTCACATCAGTCAAGAAATTGACAGCATCTGTCATGTTGGCACGTTTTGCCATGCTCTTTAGTATATCTAAGTTCGCTTTACTTACACCAAAACCATTAGCAGATACCCACTTGGCACTCGGAGCTTTGAATTTTAACCCTGCAACTACCTGAGTACGTTGAAAAGTATAACCACTACCAAGACAAACATCGTGCTTATTGGTATTTGAGTAAGGTGTTCCATTTTTTCTTACCTTTCTTATGTTACCTGTACCATAACAGTCTTTGCATGATACAGCTTTTGTTCTGAACACAATACTAGATTGTCTAGATACTGTGTCATTGAAAGAAGACTTGTCCATATAAGGAGTGAAGCCATTAGCCCACATAGCTTTGTCATGTGGCTTTCTACTATATATAACCCAAGACATTTGCTCAGGACTATTCAGATTGATAGGTGTATCGCCCATAAGATTTCTAATCTGTACTTGCAAACGTTTCTCAGTCTCTTGCTTCTCAGTCTCGAATTGAAACCTAACTTCTTCTAGCTTAGTCTCATCAACAGCAAACCCTGTCTGATAAATATGTGCAAGAGTAATACATACTCTATTAGTTAGTACCACACATTCCATTAGCTTGGCATCTGTTGTCAAAAGTTTGGCATATAATACGTCAGACAACTGCTGAGTTGCATGTAAGTCTGCTGATAGATAGTCAGACAGTTCTTCAGGTGGTATCTCATCTACACCTACACCCTGCTTGAAGTATTCTTTTAAGGTGTCTTGCTTCTTAGTGTCTAACTCATACCTATTGGCACAAGCTTCCAAAGATAATGGTTGCTTCTGTCCACGTTGTACAACATACTCTGCCAACATCGTGTCAAAGACAGGACCATCATACTTGAATCCACATTCCCATAGCCACATCAAATCATATGCTATGTTATGTCCTATCAATATAGTAGCTTGGTCTAACAATGCTTGCACACCATCAAAGTTATCTCTATATAGATATTCTTCACCTGCATCTGTCAAACACCCTACCATAACAAGTCTATTGTCTGGCTCGAATGGGTCGAGATACATTTTACCATCACGTTTGGTGACAGTATTCTCTACGTCTAATGTAAGTTTCATATCTTACTCCTCTATGCTGAGAACCTTGCTGTGTAAGGGTCTAAGTTACAATGAATCATACCATGCCATCCTGTGATTTTATTCTTAACCACATTGAGATGTCGTAAGGTAGGTTGTTCATCTGTGATACCCTCTACTTGAGCAGGTTGCCCTATTAATAACATAAGGTCAGCTTCAGCTGCCTTACCTGTCCTTGAACCTTCCATCATGGCTTGGTTAAGTACCTGTCTTCCTTCTGCTTCAGCGTTTAACTGTGACATATAGAAGACAGCACAATTATAAGTCTTGGCTATCTGCCTAGCATATATTGCATTTGCCTTCAACTGCTCATCAGGTCTACTATAAGTACCTGAAGCAAACTTATCTCCCATATCCAACACAACTACGTCAGGTCTCTCCGACTTACACATAGTCTCAACCCAAGACATATCCTCACCACTAACATCTTTGACAGTTACGTTCTTAGTAATCTCTGTGTATAACCTCTTAGCTTCCTGTCCATTGTCAAGGAGTTGCTGATTGTTGTAGCCTGTCGATGCTTGTATGTATCTATAGGCAACTCTGTCATAAGACTCTTCGTTACATAGTACAGTACACTTAGCACCTTGTTGAGCAAAACCACCCGGACCTACCAACATAGAAGCATGGAAGCTAGTCTTACCTGTGTTAGGTCTAGCTCCTATCTCTATCAAGTACCCTGAGTTAACACCACCAACCTTACGTAGTAGTTCAGGTATATTAAATGCCCACTTAGTTTGTTGTGACTGTTTAGCCATGATAGTATCAAACGAAATGTCATCCCATTCTATCTTGACTTCAGGTAAGAAGTTATCATTGTACTTCTCTAGTAAGTCACGTAATGGTCTAAGGCTTCTCTCTGTACCATTGACATAATCAAATCCTAAGTTGGCTATGTCCTCTCCTATAATCTGTTGGAATAGTTTGGACAACACATCTTGTGCTACGTCACTACCCATAGGTTGCTCTCGCTTCACTGTGTTAAACAAGGAACTATATCCTAGCTTCTGTGCAGTAGTCATAGATGGATTGTTAGCCATGAACAAGGCTTCCACCTCATCAGGTGTTATATCTCGTTTATACTTCTGCATAGCATAATCAATCGTGTGTTTTAACTTACGAGCATCCTTACTAAATAGCCTATCAGGACATTTAGACCCACGATGGTCGGTGTAAAACTCTTGGTTCATCAAGCTACGTAGTAATGATAGTTCCATATTGGTTCTCCTTTGGGGTTAATTGTATTAAGTTATTTATATCGTCTTCCTTTCTGTACTTCAAATCATCTTGCAATCGTAGCACTCTAACATCTTTCACATAGGCTCTTAGTTCCTTAGCGAATGATAGTATCTTGGGTAGAGCATCAGGGTCTAGTGCTATTATTGCTGTTGAGAATCGTGAGAGATACTGCTTATGTGATTCGGTTAATGACGTACCCAATACTGCTACCCCAACATATACTTCACTACCTACAACTGAAGCACTCACACAATCCTCAACAACTACTGCGACCCTACCATGTCCTGAGACAAAAGGCAAGTCACTTTTTCCATATCTTTTCCATTTAGGTATTCGTTTTCCTAACGACCTACCATTTGCATCCACTATCTTGCCATCATGTATGACAGGAAACACAACTCTATGTTCCTTGACATCATACATAAGGCTAGTGTTTGGTATATCATAAAAACTTTCACGTTCATATGGTACTATATACTCTGGCATAACGAAAGGTTCTTTGTCCTTTGCCATGTTTTTAGTACGCATCTTGATGTCATGGGCTGATAAAGGCATACGTTTTGCACCTGACAGTTGACAAGTAGACTTGTAACAGTTCCATAGCATCTGACCCATGTTATTTGTTACAGTAAATGTCTTATAGCCATTACAATTAGGGCAGTTAAGTCTCTTACTATCACCTATACCCACATTTAATTCGCCTATGTACCTATTTATATCCATGTATCACTCTCCTTGTTGGCATTAACTGCTTTTACCATGGTTATTTCGTAGTGTCAATGCATTTTCTGCACTAGCATACGTATTTTTCATGTATGGTTTCACAGATTGGGGGTTAGCATGACCTGTCACAGACATAATCTGACCCATAGACACCCCTGCTTCCACCATTTCTGTAGTACCTGTCCTTCTAAGGTCAGATATTCGTAGGTCAGTAGGCAATCCTGCTAAATTTAACACAGTTCTAGCCACCTTTGACAGTCTTACTATACTATATGGCGAGTACACACCTCTCTTTGCAGTAGGATAAGGTGCAACATAGGGTTGAAAATCATATTCTTCCTTCTGTTGCTTAAGCATTTCCAATAAGTCAAGAGAAATAGGTAGGTGTACTATGCTTCTTCGCTTAGACTGTTGCAAATTTAACACACTCTTGTCAAAATCTATGGTAGTAAACTGTAACATTCGCATATCACCTACCCTTTGACACCATTCGTATGCCATTTGCACTATCAAACCTATGTTCCTATACTTAAATTCAGAGTAGGCTACGTCTAAGAACTGAACCAACTGCTCTTTTGTCCATACAGTATTCCTTGCATGAGGAGTTTTCCTTTTGAAAGTAGAGAAGGGATTTGTTTCTGCATACCCCATCTCCATTCCAAATGAATACATCTTACGTGATACTGCTGTGACTGCATTAGCCAAGTATATACCACGACCAAGCCACTCTTCATAGGCTCTTCGTGCTATTGCACCTGTCATTTTAGTCAGACTTATTCCTGCCATACTTTTGCCATCAACTTCAGTAGACAATAATATACTAAAGCAATACTTATAATCTACTTTAGTTTTATCAGCTAACGTATTGAAATCATTAGACAAATAGTACTTATCTGCTAGGTTAT